TATTTTTGGTTCTTTCTTTTCTTTCTTTTTCTTAAATGATATATTTATAAATATTTGTTTTTTAGCTGTAATTTCAATCATTGTTTCTGATCTTGTTTTTTTAATTTTCTTAACTCTCTTCTTTGTTCATTGATTTTATCTTTATTATTTTGATAATATTCTTTACTCTGTTCTTTAATTTTATCTTTGTTAGCTTTATAATATTCTTCATTATATTCTTTTTGTTGTAAAGCTATTTTATCTTTATTATCTTCTATCCATTCTTTTTCTGTTCTACCAGGTACTTGTATATTCATACTAGCATTTAACAACTCAAGCCAATATCTTTCTCTAGCCCTAGCTTGATTCCCATCTAAACAAGTTGTATATTTTTCTATCTCAACCATTGTCCAGTTACACCACCTGCCGTTTGCTCTAATTATTTGATATATTTTATAATTATATTGTCTGGTATTTTCATTATTACAATAACTTTTGTGTTGATTTTTTCTCCTTCTAAAATCAGTAGTAGATCCAACATACACATCTTTAATATTTAAATCATTGCACACGATTTTATAAATTACTATCTTACTATAATCTATTGGAGTTTTTGGCATATTATATTATTATTATTATATATAATGTCTTATTTGTTTAAATAGATTTCAAATAGATTTTATATAATTTATTCTGTTTAATATATCTGATTTTGTTTTAGTACCTCCAAATAATTTTTTGTGTTCTGGATATAATTCTAAATATTGTTTAACTTTTTGTTTTTTAAATAGTTTTCTCTTGCTCTTTTATTAATTTTTTCTTTATTAACTTCATTATATTGTTTTAAATAATCTTTTCTTTTTAATTTTATTTCTTCATTATTTTTTTTTGCCATTCTTGTTTATATTGTTTAATTTTTTCTCTATTATCTTCTCTATATTTTTTATCATATTCAATTTTTTGTTGTTTAGTATCAATAATATACTCACTTTTTGATCTATTTGGTATTTGTTTATTAACACACTTTAGTGTCCTAATATAATGCGCCTCTCTCTGATGTAGTTCAATTTTTGAATTAACATTAACTAGTTCTAATAATACAATTTGGCAATTATCAATACCATATTTATCAAATAAATTAAATGAAGTTGCATGCTTTATACCTCCATTTTTATATTGATTATAATTTCCACGATGGGCAGTCATACGTTGACTTAAATATTGTTTTGTAGTAGATCCGATATATATTTCCCCTTCTTCATATTCACAAATAGGTTCAATTTTGTATACCTTCCCATTATTATAATTAACTGTAGTTGTCATTTTTTGTTTATTATTATAATATTATATTATTACTTATTTAAATTAGTTTTGTATAATATAATCAATCACTTTTAATAATTCAAGTTTTGTTTTGCATCCTTTAAATAGATGTTTTTGATCAGGATTTATAATTAAATATTCTTTAACTTTTTGTTTTAAATCTTTTAATAATATTTTTGGCCTTCCACGCCCTACCATTTGATCTGGATTTAATCTTTCCAGTATTGAATACGAGTGTTCAGTCAAGGGGCTATAACTTTTTGCTTTAATATTTATATCCTGAGAATGTATAGGTTTTAACGCAGAAACTACATCTCTAGAACTTTTAATATTATATTCATTTTGAGCTGGTTTTTCATTTATATAGGCGGGATTTAAATTTATAATTTCCTTACTATTTTTACCAAGATGTCTTGATAATACAGCTCCTTGGCTGTGACCTAAAGTAGATACATTTTTTTGACCATATTTATTTTCAGTAGCTTTCTGACTAGCTAACCCTTTTTTATATCTATTTGTATACTTATATAATCCTGTTGCATACGCTGCATTATTTAACCAGTCTGATGCCCCAGACGTACCTCTGTGAGTTATTACCGCGTGTCCTGTTTTTGGATCATGATATACTTTTGCAGTATCATTTGTTAAAGCTTCATCTAATAAATAATTATCAATATTTTGTTCTGGGTTTTTAGAATAACTGTTTGTAAAAAATTTTTGTAAATGTTTTACGCTAACTTTCCCTCCTTTCAATTTTGAATTTTCTAAAATATTAATATAAAAATGAGCTCGTTTTTTCTGTAAAGGTTTAAACTCATCAGGATTTGCTACTATTAAATGAGCAAACTCAGATAAATTATAATTTGTATTATTATTTTTATTAAATTTTTTAAGGTCTTTAGTAAAATTTCCCCATTTTATTTTATCAAAATCAATTAAATGTTCTTCCATTATATTATAATATTATAAAAAAATAAAAATAAAAATAAAAATAAAACAAAATAAAATTAATTAAATAATATAATAGATAAAAAATAAAAAATAGCATTATAATATAATGGATCAGAAAATTATCAAACATACTATTAATAATTATAAAAAAATATTAAATCATTTACTCAGTCATATTGCTACTGGTGAAGCTGATGAACAAGATTATTTACAAAGTCAGTTAATTGATAAAGAAATAAAAAATCTATTAAAACAAGTATTAATACCAGCTAAGCAAATATCAAAAAATGATAATTTATATAAAATATCTAACCCAAAGAAAGCACAAAAAAATGCTTTTAAATATTTAGGTTCTACAGCTATTTTATATAAATCAGATAAACCAAATAAAAAATATAAAATATTAAATCCAGAAACAAATAAATATATTCATTTCGGTTCTGATATGGAAGATTATTTATATCATCAAAATGAAGAAAGAAGAAATAATTATTTAAAAAGATCTAGTAATATTAGAGGTAATTGGAAAGATGACCCCTATTCAAAAAATAATTTAAGTATAAATATTTTGTGGTAAAAAAACATATCTAATAATATATATATAAAATGTCAGTAGCCAGTGTAGCTCAATTATTAGAAAATCAAGGTGGAGGAAGCAGTAATATTACTTATACTAATTATAAATTATCTACTAATACAGCACCAGTATCTGAAAATATTCAAACTGTATTATTTTCAGGCCAAATAATCCCAGAAGCAGGAACATATTTAATTAATACTAATTTAAGATTTGAAGGGTATCAAGATGATAGTAGCCCATCTAATATTTTAACTGCATCAATTAGTTTAGAATATTCAAGTGGACATGGCAATTATATTATAATAAATAATTCTACAGTTCAAAATATAAGTGAATCAAATTTTTTTAATATACAATCTTGTAGTATATTTCAATCTAATGGAACAGGTCAAATTGTTTTATCTTGTACAGTTAATTCATTAGAATTTATTAATTCATCTTATAATGTTATTACTGGAAATACTTATTTACCACAAATACAATTAATTAAATTAATATAAATACATTTAAAAAATTTAATATCATTCTTCTTATATATATATAAAATGTCAGTAGCAAGCGTAGCACAATTATTACAAGAACAGGGGGGGAGCGGAGGCGGTAGCGTCAATGATGTAATTGGAGGTACCGGAATAACCGTAACATCTGATTCATTTGGTGATTATACAGTTGATAATGATGGAATTTTAGATTTAACAGCGGGTAGTGGTATAAGTATAACTGGAACAAAAAATAATTATACAATTACTAATACGGGAGGCGGTGGCGGTGGTGTTACTTCTATTATAGCAGGTGAAGGTATATCTGTAGACACTGATGTAGGTGATGTAACAATTACATCAGATGTAAACCCCACTGATTATTACACAGTTACTAGTGCAGATGCAACATTTCAAACTTTAACAGGAATGGGTGATTATTCTACAACAACAGAAGCAAATGCATTATATCAAACTTTAACAGGAATGGGTGATTATTCTACAACAACAGAAGCAAATGCATTATATCAAACTTTAACAGGAATGGGTAATTATAGTACAACCACACAAGCAAATGCATTATATCAAACTTTAACAGATATGGCTAACTATTCAACAACAGCACAAGCAAATACATTATATGCACCAATAACTACAACTACAATTGAAGTTGTGCCAACTACCGCACTTGTTGCTACAACTAGTGGCACCAATTTATTTTTAAATCCAACAATTTCTCCTGTAAGTGGAACATATGTTTATAGCATTCATTGCTACGTTAATGGGTATGATGT